ATCGTTGCAACTTTTGATGCAGAAAAGTAATTCCTAACTACCTTAGGGACCGTGCTTTATAGCACATTCAAGCGCCACTTTTACAGTGGCGCTTTTTTTGTGGCTGTAAATACAGTATGAAATTTATGCTTTACACACTAGTTGACGTTACAGAAACCAACGCTAGACGCGGACAAGGGACAAAAGAGGTAAATCAACAAGCCAATTTTGATACAATGTATAATGTAATTGGACTGCGTACAAATCCTACTGACTTCGAAGTTAGTGTAATCAACGACTCATTAGACGAATACGGGTTTGGTAGTAAGTTTAAAGGCAAACATAACATTTGGAAAGTTTATTTTTATATCGAAGCAGATGAATCAACCAGTTTAGAAATATTACAAGACGACTTTGATCTAGTGCCTATTATTACTAATTTAGATGAAACAGCTAAATTGCAAAACGATGTATTTGTTACAAAAAGTAATGAAAAACGCAACATAATTTTTGAAAGAATTGATAAATAAAACTGTAGCATAACAGTGCTACCAGGCATAACAATACACCACACTAAAGGCCAACTGCGAGTTTACTTTAATCTTTTATGGAGAAATTATGTCTGATAAAATCGGAACAACAGAATTAGAAAAAACAAGTCTAGAAGCACACGTTGATTTGTGCGCACTTCGTTATCAAAATCTTGATAATAGACTTAATGTTGTTGAAAGAACCTTAAGAGATATTCACGAAGATATTAAATCAGGTCAAAATTCAATGACAAAGGTACTAGTTGGTACAGCAGGTACAGTTATTGCAGGTTTATTATCAACAGTAGTTGTCATTTTAATGAAATTCTAATCCACTCGCGATAAATAACTATATGTTATTACGTGAGTTTTTTATTGATCAAATTGAAGAGAAGCAAGTCTGGGCTCGTTCTGGAAAGAACAAGGTTGTGCGCAAATATAGATGCACAAGTGGAAGACGCAAAGGCAGAGTTGTAGCCAAAATGGCACAATGTTTTGCAGCACCTAATCTTAAAAAGAGCAAGGTATTAAAAGTTACCAAAGCAAGATTAGGACCAAGACTAGCAAAAAAGATTAAGAGAACTAAAAGAATAAATCCAGCCAGCAAAAGAGTGCAAGCTCTTAACAAGAGAGGTTAATTATGCGCATCAAAGAAATTACAGAAAATCAAGCTAAGATTAGAAGAGTTACTGGAGATGAAGTAGAAATTGATCAAGGTGATGGCACAAGAGTAACTATTGATACTAAGAAAAGACCTGATGCTATTTCAAGAGATGAAAAAGGTCAGCTTAAAGTTGATGCTGAAGTAGGCAATAGTTCAATGAACAACAAACCACAGAATCAAAGACAAAAGCCACCCCGTTCGGGTGAAAGAGTACAAGTTAATACTGGTTAGCAATGAAGATAAATGAATTATTACAATCATTTTATATCTATATTACAAACGAAGAACGTGAAGTTTACAACCAAATAGAAAAGCGCACTTCGTTATCCGAATTCGACGAAAGACAACAATTCATAATTGGAAATCTAGTTAGGAAGAGTTTAGTAAGTAAAGTTATTGCAAATGGACAAGTGTTAGTTGTAAAAAATGATTAAAGAAAAACTACTCAAGGATTTAGAAGAAATTCTAAATGGGTCAATCGATCCAGTAATGTTTCCCTATCAAAAAGGAAACTCACTTCGCATTGGAAAATATGCAATCAGATCGAACAAAGGACGCTATAAAATATTTAATTGCGAAACTAATACGCTTGAAGCGATTATGTTTTGTAAATCTAGTGCAGTTGCACTAGCTAAGACCTTGTCAAAAGGACACGAAACTAAGCAAATACATGATATAGATAGACATATACAAAAATGGTACAATGATTGTGTTTTTTATAAGTATACAATGCGTAAGACCAAAGACGATCTAAAGTATGATGTTATTGCAACCAGATATGACATTGCAAGAGAAAATACAGACCGTGCTCGTCAGCGCCTTGATAAATACATTTATGCGTAAGAAGGCATAAATAACTTATATAATACATTAGGAAGAGATGTAATGAACATTAGAGAGATATCAAAACCCGTAACAGCAAAGAGCTTGAATGAGAGCCTTGCTAAGAAATTTGGTCAAAAGATCAACGTAGAGGCATTTACCTTAGAACAACTACAGGATGCACGTAATAAAATACGCACAAAACTTAGTCAAGTTGAAACACTAGAAAGTTTCGATAGCGTTCAGAATGAAACATATCAAAAGTCAAAACTCTTCCTTGATGTTTTGAATGCAGCAATTGCTGAACGTTCTGATTTTGATAGTGAAGTTGAAGAAAAGTTAGATCCAGTTGGTAAAGAAGATGACGATGTTAACAACGACGGCAAAAAAGATAGCTCAGACGAATACCTAAAGAAGCGCAGAGCCGCTATTGCAAAAGCAACAGCATCAGATAGTAAAACTGATGAAGGTGCGTACGGTAAGAAAAAGAAAAAGAAGATGTCTGAAGGTGCTGAAGACGAAGCAGAACTAGTAATGGCAGCAAAAGATATGGTTGACCGTGTTACTGGTTGGATGGAAGACACAGCTGAAATGCAAACTGAATCAATGCTAGAACTAGCAGATGCTATCCGTGATGAAATGGGCAGCGAGAAATCAGAAGCATTTACAGCATCAGTTAAGCCAGCATTAGAAGAAATGTACAATGCTATGGAATCAACACGTATTACTTTAACAGCAGGTGTTGGTATGCTAACAGGTGAAGGTGATGCTCCAATGATGGGCGATCCAATGGCAGATCCTGCTATGGATGATATGGCTGACATGCCAATGGAACCAACAGTTGACGCTGAAATGGATGACGGAATGGCAACAGCTGAGCCAGCAGCAGGCGGAGAAGAAGAAGCTGGTCGTCCAAAGCGTGAAAGTATACAACGTTCCAAAAAAAAAGTCGTTGAATCTTCACGTAAACTAGCAGCGTTGCTTTCAAAAAAAAAGTCTTAGAGTCACAGTCTAGTGACAAGTTAGTACAAGTTTTAAGAACAGTAATTACCTCTGCGGATTCAAGCAACGAATCTGTATTTTTACACTTCAATAAACCTAAAGCAGATCAATTGCGTAAAGGGTCTAGAAACTTAGACTTGAACAAGCTAATGGCAAATGTAGGAAACCCACAATTTGATTTTGGAACTTTCAAGTCAGCATACGACACTGATCAAAGAGTAAAAGCAATGGTAAAAAACTTTGATAAGGTAGGTATTGAACCAAATACTATGCAAGACATGGAAGCAGGTGGAGGTGTTGGAGCATCAGATGCACCAGCAGCTGATCCTGTTTCACAAATGGCTAAGTCTGCAACAGACTTAGGTGATAAGTTATAGAAAGTACTTGACAAACATGCCTGATCCTATTATAATATAACATCAATATAGGAAACATATGTTTTGACACTAATACAAAAGAAGTACGACTATAAACCAATTTCACGAAAACAAGTAAACGGTAAGCGATTATACGAAACCCCAGACGGCAATGCAGTTGCTAGTGTAACCACTATTCTTGATGCAACAAAAGATAAGACACATCTTATTGCTTGGAAGAAGCGTGTAGGCGAACAAAAAGCACAAGAAATCGTAACTGAAGCCGCAGGTGTAGGTACACGTATGCACAAGTATCTAGAAGATTACATTGATACAGGTGAATGGCCTCAGCCTGGTAGTAATCCTTATGCGCAACAAGCACACAATATGGCACAGGTTATTAAAGATAATGTAATGGATGATGTTGAAGTATGGGGTAGCGAAGTAAATTTGTATATGCCTAACATGTATGCAGGAACTACAGACCTTGTAGGTACTTACAAAGGGCAACCTGCAATTATGGATTTCAAACAAACTAACAAACCTAAAAAAGTTGAATGGGTAGTTGACTACTTCTTACAGTTAACAGCATACGCTGAAGCACACAACGAAATCTATGGCACAAATATTCGTGAAGGACATGTGTTTATGTGCAGTCGTGCAGGAGAGTATCAGCAGTTTGATATTTGGCCTGACGAGTACGAAGAATGGCGCAACGAATGGTATGAACGAGTCTACGCTTATTATGAAAAGTTCGCATAAATACATAATAAAAGCGTAGGAGACACTAGTGGCAGTTGTACAAATATCAAAGATACAAATTAGACGTGGTAAGAAGAATGCCGGTACTGGGTTACCTCAGTTATCTTCAGGTGAGTTAGGCTGGGCAATAGATTCACAAGAACTTTATATTGGTAATGGTGCTGTATCAGAAGGTGCTCCGGCAGTAGGTAACACAAAAATACTTACTGAAAAAGATGATTTATTTGAAATTGCAAAGGATTATACATACAAAGAAGGAGACGGTTCTGTAGTTACAGGACCAGACACTGCTAACCCTGTTGTTAGAACATTACAAGATAGATTAGATGACCGTGTCAGTATTAAGGCATTTGGAGCAACCGGTGAATCTTCTCAAAATGCCACTGCATTGATACAGCGAGCTATTGATCAGCTTTATTTGAATAATGGTAGTGAAGTTTCTGTAGATGACAGAGTAGAATTACACTTTGAAGCTGGAACTTATACTATAAAAGATACAATTAGAATCCCACCTCATGCTACATTAATTGGTGCAGGATCAGGTAAAACTATAATACAATTAGATCAACCATCTAGAAGTGTTTTTACAACAGTAAGTGATGAAAGCACTCCGGGAAATTATGTTTCTAACGGCGAATATGCAACACAATGTAGAAATATATCAATAAAGGGCATGACACTTCAAACCACGGCGGTTTCTAAAGGACTTGTATTACAAAGTTGTAGAGATAGTTATTTTGAAGATATTACTATCATAGGTCCTTGGGCAATGGCTGATGCAATCGACGCTGACAATTCTACCTCATTCAATATTGGACTAAGTCTTAATTCTAAAAATGGCGGAGTTGAATCAGTACGCAATGAATTTACAAATTGTCATATAGAAGGTTTTGCTTACGGAGTTGTTTCTAACTGGGACATAAACGATAATGTTTGGACAACATGTAATTTTGGTAATCTAGGATACGGCATTACGTTTGGCAAAGATATGCTTGTAGATGGTAATCAAGCTAACGGTACTTCCACTGGACCACATAACAATATTATCAGCGACTGTGTTTTTACTAATACTAAAAGACATGCTATATTAGTTGACGAAGGAACTTACAATGTAAGTAGAGGAAACAAATTTATTACTTGTGGTAATAATGGTGGTAGTGACGATATGCCAATGCATCCTGTAATTGGATATGCAAGACTTGGTAACGAAAGTATCAATGATTACTTTACTAGAACTAAAACATTGTCTTACACACAAGGGTCTATTATTACAGGTAGTTCAAGCATACTTGAAGGTGCATTAACTGTAACAGTAACAGATACTTCAAACCTAGCACCTGGACAATTAGTTGTAAAACAAACTGGAGTAGGCGATTTCGGAGCACCGGTAGTTACAATTGTAAGTGTAGATAGTCCTACACAATTTACAGTTAATGTAAATCATTTAACTAGTGGTAGTATTACTTTCGAAATACAATCACCTATCCTAGAGAATGTTGTATATATTCCTGAAGTTGAAGGACCATCAAATTTTGAATGGGGGTTTGAACATCAAGTAACTGTAATAGATGGTACAAACAATACTTTGTTTAGACTTCCACAAATGGTTAACCAAAGTTTTGACATTGATTATATTGCAATTGCAGAACAAGGTTACAATGGTATGCGTTCAGGAAAACTAAGACTAGTTGTTAATGCAAATACAGATGCAGGCAACGAAACCCCAGATGTATATGTTACTGACGAATACGACTACGTAGGTGACAATCTTTTTGTTGACAATATTAGTTTTGATGCTACACTAGTAGATATTAACAATGACGGAGACTTTGATACAGTTGTAGTAAAGAGCAATGTTGTAGGCACTTTACCTAGCAATGCAAGGACGAAGTTTAAATTTAGAGTTCAAACAAAACAGACTGACCTTTAATGTTTAACAAAAAATATGATGAACGATTATCCGTTTGGTCATCTTTTCGAGACTCTCTCGAAGAGTCTAATGATCCATTACAGGATGTAATTGATTTTTATCAACAGGCACCGTATGTTTCGATGCATACAGATCCTTATGATAAAAATGCGTGGCCGTCAGCTTGGGAATTACTAGATGAGAATAGATATTGCGACTTTTGTCGTGTACTGGCTTACTACTATTCTTTACAGTTAACTGAACGCTTTAAGGACTCTAAATTTGAGATACATATCAATAATACCAAAGATCAAACTTTCTACACTTTGATTGTTGACGATATGGTTTTAGGATACAAAGAAAATAAAGCAGTTGACCTTAAGGAAATTCCTTTGGAATTTAAGTCGCAAGTAGTTCACGTGATGACCAAAGGTCAATAAATAATTCATTGAACGATTATAAAAAGGAAGAGAAAAAATGATACAAGTCACCAAACGTAACGGAGCTAAAGAGCCTTTAGATATTGAAAAATTACACAAAGTTGTCTTTCATGCATGTGAAGACATTACAGGCGTTAGCCCTAGTGAGGTGGAAATAAAAAGTCAAATTCAATTTTATAATGGAATGACAACAAAAGAGATTCAAGAAACTCTTATTAAGGCTGCAAGTGATCTAATTTCAGAAGAGACACCGAATTATCAATATGTTGGCGGCAGGCTCATTAATTACGGACTACGCAAAGAAGTATATGGTCAGTATCAACCTATTACTGTAAAACAACTTGTTGAAAGAAATATAGATTTAGGGTTTTATGATCCTGACCTCATTTCTTATTATGATGAAGATGAATGGGAAAAAATTGAATCATTTATAAAACATGATCGTGATGAAAATCTAACCTATGTTGCTATGGAACAGTTACGCGGCAAGTACCTATGTCAAAACAGAGTAAGTGGTGAAATATTTGAAACACCACAAATGTGTTATATATTGATTGCAGCAACTCTGTTTCATAACTATCCCAAAGAAACAAGATTACAATATGTAAAGGATTATTATGACGCTGTTAGTTTACACGATATTAGTTTGCCTACTCCTGTTATGGCTGGGGTTAGAACTCCGCAGCGACAGTTCAGTAGTTGCGTTCTTATTGAAAGCGATGATAGTCTTGATAGTATTAATGCTACTGTATCAAGTATTGTTAAGTACGTAAGTCAAAAAGCTGGTATTGGTGTAGGCGGCGGAAAAATTCGTGCATTAGGCTCTCCAATCCGCAAAGGTGATGCATATCATACAGGCATTATTCCTTTTTATAAAATGTTTCAAGCAGCAGTAAAATCTTGCTCACAAGGTGGAGTTAGAGGCGGCGCTGCTACTGTTTACTATCCTGTTTGGCATTTAGAAGCAGAAGAATTGTTGGTGTTGAAGAACAACAAAGGCACAGAAGACAACAGAGTTCGTCATATGGACTATGGTGTGCAGTTTAACAAACTAATGTATGAAAGATTAATATCCGGAGGAGATATTACTCTTTTCTCGCCTAGCGATGTTCCAGGATTGTACGATGCATTTTATGCTGACCAAGACAAATTCAAAGAATTATATGTAACAGCAGAACGTAATACAAAACTACGCAAGAAAACTATTAAAGCAATTGATTTGTTTAGCTCATTTATGGAAGAGCGCAAAAACACAGGCCGTATCTATTTACAGAACGTAGACAACGCTAACGAGCATGGATCATTCTTACCAGAGGTTGCTCCAATTAGACAATCTAATCTTTGTGCAGAAATTGATTTACCAACCAAACCACTCAAAGACGTTAATGATCCAGAAGGTGAAATTAGCCTATGCACACTGAGTGCTATTAACTGGGGCAACATTAAATCAGTTAGTGATTTTGAGCATGTTGCAAGACTTGCCGTTCGCGGTTTAGATGCTCTTTTAAGTTATCAAAATTATCCAATTATAGCTGCACAATTATCAACTGATAAGCGCCGTCCATTAGGTATTGGCATCATTAATTTTGCGTACTGGATGGCAAAGAACGGATTATCTTACCAACATATTGATACAGATGGTTTATCGCTTATCGACGAATATGCTGAGGCATGGAGTTACTATCTAATCAAAGCAAGTGCAGACCTAGCAGCAGAGCAAGGCGCTTGCCCGGGTATAATGGAAACAAAGTACGGACATGGTATTACACCTAACCAAACTTATGCAAAAGCACTAGATGAGATATTACCACACGTAGAACGCATGGATTGGGCAGGATTGCGTAAGCAACTTAAAGCAACAGGAATTCGTAATTCAACACTAATGGCACTAATGCCAAGTGAAACAAGTGCGCAGATTGCAAATGCAACAAACGGTATTGAACCTCCACGCAGCCTAATCTCAGTTAAACAAAGTAAGCACGGAGTACTAAAACAAGTAGTTCCAGAGTATAAAAGATTAAAGAACAAGTATGATCTGTTATGGGAACAGCGTTCGCCAGAAGGATACATCAAAATTGTTAGTGTATTGCAAAAGTATATTGATCAAGGTATTTCAGTAAACACAAGTTATAACCCTACATATTTTGAAGATGAGAAAATTCCTTTAAGTACTATGCTACAGCACTTGCTTATGTTCTACAAACTAGGCGGCAAGCAACTCTATTACTTCAATACTTTTGACGGACAAGGTGAATTAGACGTTCACAAGATGTTCGAGGAAAAACAAGAAGCACCAACAAATGGTGTACTAATCAATGGTGATGAAGAGTGCGAAAGTTGCACAATTTAATTGACACAGTATTAAAACTGTGCTACAATTTAAAAGTAGGAAAAAGGAAATTTAAAAATGGCTAGCGTTTTTGACGTAGAAAATCGTGTAGATCACACAAAAGTAACAGCGTTTCTTGATCCATCAGGAGGTCCAACTATACAACGTTACGACACTTTAAAATATAAACAATTTGATGGCTTAACTGACAAACAATTAGGATTTTTTTGGCGCCCTGAAGAAGTAGACATTTATCAAGATGCTAAAGACTTTAAGAATCTTACCGAACATGAGAGACATATTTTCACAAGCAATCTAAAACGTCAAATTTTGCTAGACAGTGTACAAGGTCGTGCTCCTGTTGAAGCGTTTGCTCCGATTGTAAGTTTGCCAGAAATTGAAAACTGGATTCAAACTTGGACATTCTCAGAGACAATCCACAGTCGTAGTTATACACATATTATTCGTAATGTATATTCAAATCCTTCAAAAGTCTTTGATGAATTAATGGATATTAAAGAAATTGTAGATTGTGCAGGTGATATTTCAAAATATTATGACGAATTAATTCAAGATAGTATGTATTTTAATTTACTAGGCGTCGGTAAACACACTGTAAACGGTAAAAAAGTTACAGTCGATTTATATGAGCTAAAGAAAAAACTATGGCTTACACTTATGAGTGTGAATATTCTAGAAGGTGTGCGTTTTTACGTGAGCTTTGCTTGTTCATGGGCATTTGCTGAACTAAAGAAAATGGAAGGTAATGCTAAGATTATCAAATTAATTGCACGTGATGAAAACTTGCACTTGGCAAGCACACAAGCCTTATTAAAAATACTTAAAACTGATGACAAAGACTTTGTAAAGATTGCAAAAGAAACAGAAGAAGAATGTATACAAATGTTTGTTGATGCTGTAGATCAAGAAAAGGCTTGGGCACAGTATTTGTTCAAAGATGGGTCTATGATTGGACTTAACACACAACTTCTAAGTGATTATATTGAATTTATTTGTACACGCAGAATGACCAATGTAGGCTTAAAATCGCCTTATAATGTAAAAGGTAATCCTTTACCTTGGACACAAAAATGGATTAGTGGATCAGAAGTGCAGGTAGCACCTCAAGAGACCGAGATAACTAGTTATGTTCAAGGTGGCACTAAACAAGATGTGTCAGCTGATACATTTAAAGGATTTTCATTATAAAATATAGGAGACACACACATGATATTAATTTACGGAAAACCAATGTGTCCATACTGTGACAAGGCTAAAGCCTTGTGTGAACAGCGTGGATTTCATTATGAATATAAGTCTTTAGGCACAGACTATACAAAAGAAGAACTATTAGAAACATTTCCAGGAGCACGAACAGTGCCACAGATTGTTATTAACGGACAAAAGGTAGGTGGTTACGATCAGTTCACAACATATCTTGATGAAACAGGTTATAACGGAACAGGCCACACAGTAGGACATTAATATGCTAATCGACACTCCATATAAAAACGGAGATACTGTATCTCTAAAACTTAATTCAGGCGAAGAACTAATTGCAAGGCTAGAAGAAGAAGGCCCTGCACAAATAGTGTTACATAAACCTATGATGTTAGTAGCTAATCAACAAGGACTAGGTCTTGGACCTTTTATGTTTTCGGTATCCCCAGACACTAAATTTAAAATTAACAATAGTAGTGTATTATGCATTGCTAAGACCGAAAAAGACCTTGCAAGTCAATATACCCAACAAACAACCGGAATTGCTGTTTAAAAACTCTTGACAAACTTATATTAGTATTGTATAATACTTGTATGATTAGGTCTAAAAAGAGAGGCAAAATGAAAAAATTAATACTCACCGACGCAGATGGTGTCTTGTTAGATTGGGAATGGGCATTCAATGTTTGGATGTTGGAACACGGATTTGAAAAACAAGAAGGACATCAATTTGTTTACGGTATGGACCTGCGTTATGGAATTTCAACAGAGCAAGGCAAGAAGTTAATTAAGACTTTTAACGAAAGTGCAGCAATCGGATTTTTACCAGCATTAAGAGATGCTATGTATTATGTAAAACGCTTACATGAAGAACATGGATATGTGTTTAGGTGCATTACAAGCCTTAGCTTAGATAAGAATGCCTACAAATTAAGAAAAATGAATTTAGAAAAGTTGTTTGGAAAAACGGCTTTTGATGAATTAGTGTGTTTAGACACCGGTGCAAATAAAAACGAAGCACTAGAACCGTATCGAGATACAGGTCTATACTGGATCGAAGATAAACTAGAAAATGCAGAACTAGGTAGAAAACTTGGGTTAAATGCAATTTTAGTAGAACACGGATTTAATATGAATAAAGATATTAAGTCTGGAATTAAAAAAGTCGTAAATTGGAAAGAGATTTACGAGTATATAACAGGAGAAAAAAATGAGTAACTCAGTACATGAAGAAATCGTACAAGCATTTAATAACTATCTTGCAGAAGCTGAAACTTTTGAAGATAAAGGCGTTAAAGCCGCGGCAGCAAGAGCTCGCAAAGCACTAGGTGATCTAGGTAAACTATCTAAGACACGCAGAGCCGAAATCCAAGAAAAAAAGAACGCTATGTAATGAGCGGACAACGGCGTTGGCTCAAAACTTGGGCACGTACCGTTGGTATGCCCATTGGCATCACAGACGACGATAAGCCAGAATTCCTTCCTATATCTCAAAAGGATGTAAGAAGGGCTCTGGCTTTTCGCACCTTTTGGATAGTGTTACATATAGTAACTTGTCTTATGATAATCATAGGTAACGGTCGCACGTTAGGCATATGGTAAATATTCAAAAGGAAATGAATAATGATTTGGTTAGATTATACAGTACACAGTTATCCAAACGGTGATTTTACAGTAGAAGGTGATTGGCCCGGAGAAGTAATGGGCTTAGACAAACATGGTAATCCAGGGCAGAAAACAATGCCTTTATACCAACCCGGTGATGTTTTCGTTGTTGACGAAAACGGTAGACTTAGAAAGTCAGATCATTTAACAACACTAATGATGAAATACGAAGAATCCAAACAAAAATGAACGTAAGT